GCTGTTCATCACCCTCTCGAACGGTATCTAAATTACCACGGTCAAGGAGATATTCATATTCCTTCGCTTCGGTATATGTTAAATTACCTTCACCAACTTTAATATCGAGTTGCTGTGGCAAAAATGTGAGTGTGTCACCTTTTACTGGGGTCGGTGAGCCCCATGCTGGTGTAAAAGTTATATCAGTCGTTGGACTATTTGAAGCTGGTGTACGTGCTGTAACAGTATGAATAGTCGTATGACCACCTGTAGAAGGTTGAAAACGCGCACCAACTGGCACTAAATCAGTATCAACTGTATTTAAAACAACTGAGCCAATAGAAACAGTTGTATCTGTATTAGCGGGTTCAGCTAATCCACCTGAGGAGGTGTCATTTGCCCCATCATCACCTACTTCCCACGTACCGTTGCCAGTCCCTTCAATCGCACATGTAAATTGAGGCCAGGTGGGGTTTGCACCTATTGCTACATCAAATGCAGTTTTAATGGTACTACCATTAGATGTAGCCGCATTATACTCCAATGTAAATGTATCAGTATTGGTGTCATATAAAATTTGTTCGGAACCATTTGAATTTGTTTCAAAAATAATATTATTAAAAGCAACGCCTTCATCGGGTGCTGTAAAAGTTAAATCCCCATTTGCTGCATTTATATCCAAGGTAGCATTCGCGCGTGCCCCCTCAGTAATGGTTGCTGTACCGCTCAAACCATCCTTAAGTCGTATTGTACAGTCTCTTAATTCTATTCTAGCCATAGTTATCTATTCTCCTAGTCTCTTACAATAGAAGCTTCAGAAGCATTGCATCGACCAGATGTTGCAATAGTTGCATCACTTAAATTAAATTCAAGCGACTCATAGCGAAAATCTGGCAACGTTGTAACTTCATTTTCAGCTGATCCGCAGGGCGGATTATGTTCAATTTCAATGTCAACCGCATAAGGTTCACATTGATCTGAAGAAGAACTAACCCATTCAACAGCACCATTTTGACGCTTTAGAGCATCGACAGGTGTAATGGCTTCGCCTGTTCCTGTAGTAACAAACTCATACACGAACTCTAACTCAATTTCAAGAGGCTGTTCATCACCCTCTCGAACGGTATCTAAATTACCACGGTCAAGGAGATATTCATATTCCTTCGCTTCGGTATATGTTAAATTACCTTCACCAACTTTAATATCAAGTTGCTGGGGCAAAAATGTGATTGTATTTCCTTGTACAGGAGGGGTTACACCCCAGGCGGGGGTGAAAACTACATTTGTAGTAGGACTTGTACTCGCGGGGGTTCTAGCTGTCACAGTATGCACTGTAACACTATTCGGTTGAGTAAAACGCGCTCCAACCGGAATTAAATCGGTATCACTTGTATTAAGACTAATTGTATTAACATCGCAATCTGTATCATTAGCGCCTGGGGCGGCTTCTGCTAGAACACAAGTACCAGCCAAACCGTCTTTTAGTTTAATTGTACAGTCACGTAGTTCAATTCGTGCCATGTGGTTATTCTCCAAATAAGTTAAGTATCAAGATACATATAGTATTGAGCGTCTATCATAGCCTGTCTTAGTCTATCGACGCGATTAATTTGACCAAAATTAAAAACTCTATTCGCATCATATCGATCTTTTTTTGGTCGTAAACATCCTACATAAGATTCATCATCATTTGTTTCACCGCCGTATTTATAAATTGAAATAGGTCCATCTAACGCAACTTGAAGGATTCCACACCAAGTCTGCAAATCGTATACATTCAATTCATCTATTTTCATTAAATATGTTAAAAGAATATTGATATCAACTTGTAGGCGCCAGTAATCTTTACTTAGTTCTTTAGCGAAAGGGCCCCCAATCCTCAGTTCAGCGTGAGAATGTGTTATATTCGTTGATCTCTCATCAATTCCCTCAACAAGAAGAGGTATTTTAAGACCATCGACTATAGTCTTTATATACAAAGCAACTGAAGCCGTAATCCAACGTGTCCAATTGGGGTCAATCATAGCACTATCTATATCGATTCATTAATAGTTTCAGTAGGTGTAACTGTCTCTTGAACAGTAATATTAATAGCTGATGGTCCTAATATTTCTTTTCCAATAATATGCCAGCCTGTTTTTTGTTCCAATTCATAAATTTGTTTTAATTCGTATCGGCGATCATTATAAAGTAGCCAGTCGTTTTGACGAATTAAAAAATCTCGTGGTAAATCTCTCGAATCAATAATAAATTCTCTCAGCCCAGAATCGTATGTACCACCTTGAACAAATTCCTTATTTGCTGAAATTATTGATATAGTTTGCACAACTTCACGTTGTATTTTAACTGGGAGAACTATACAACGTGGAATTGTGTAATACGTCGAAGTAGTCGTCTTTTGGCCAGTTTCATAATCCGTCTCGGTAGTTTCCAGTTTATATAAAAGGACAGTACTGCCAAAAGCACGTTTTAGTGTATAAAGAGCTTGTTTAATACGATTATTCAAGTTATAATTGATAGTTGACATTAATTGCTCTCAGGTTTTTCGCAATCTTGACCTATCATTTTTGGACAGAGCCTGGCTAATCTTTCAATTACTCGACCAATCCATTTAAGACATTCAGTACTTTGAGTTAAAGCAACTGTAGATTTTTCAACTAAACGTTCCAACGTATCCTTCTGATATTTTTCTAGATCGTCAACACGCTTTGTTAATTTTATTTCTCGTTGCCAATCTCTCCATACAAAAAAGACAATTATTGACGCAGCTGGTCCTATTGTCTTGACAATTTCCCACGGAAAAATTTCCATAAGAGACATCCTTTTAAAATTAAAAGGCACCCAGCAGTATTTATATACTGCTGGGACCTAATATACTAGAAATTAACCAAGCAATACACAACCAAGATTGACATCTAGAAGTGCAACACCAGCTAGAATATCAAAGCATACAATTGTACCCTGTTGAGTGATATCGTACTGCATTGTAACACGCATTGCAATATCATCATAGGAGGCGACCGCTGCACGAACACCCATAGCGGAGTTAGGTAGTGCGAGCGGTCGAGTAACTAAAGCAAGAGCATCTCGATGGAATGCAAGACTCAATGAACCCTGCGGTCCTGGGAACGCATCCGCCCCATCAAGAACAGCAAGATCAAGCGGTCGGTCAAGCCATACGATAGTCTCAGTTGCATCTGAAGGATTAACATAAGCCTCGATAATCGTATAAGTATGCCGTGTTACAGCAGTAGTTCCAAACGCAAGTAACTGGCCAACTTGTGGGGCATAACCTGTAGCATAGTTTGCAAGAGTGATACCCTTAGAATAACCAGCAGCTAGATTTGCACCCATATCAACGCTCACAATGTCGTACACTGTAGCGACAGCATCATTAACAACAGCTGAACGAAGACCGCTGTCTAGAACAAGCAATGTATCATTGCTACCAGTAGTGAGGTAGTGAGCTTTCATTTCACCGCCAAGTGTAACAAAGCTACCAACAGTAGGTGTAGCGCCGGAGGCGTTTACTGCAATGTCATCGGCACCAATAGCGTATGGACCAGTTTCGACTACCTTTGTAAAAGCATCCGCCCCACTAGAAATACCCGGTTGATTTTGATCCATATAAGTATCAAAACCAAGAACTCGACCAAGAGCGGCTTCACGAAGGGCGTTACCACCGTCACCACGCTCATTAGCCTTTAGGAAGAGATCAGTCTTTAAAAGAGATGTCTCAGCATCAGGACCAACTACAAGTCGGCGACCTTCAGGATAAGCAAGTTGCTTATTCAATTGTTCACGAACTTCAAGTAGATAATCCTTAGCTGTTGTTCCATCAAGTCCATCAAGTTTACCAACAGTTGTGGTATTTAGGAATCGATGAGCTTGACCACAAAGAACTCGGTCAATACCACGAGCAATACCTTGCATACCGGGGACAATATAATTTTGGACCAAATCTTGGAACGATTTGCTGGCCTCTCCGTCCTTAATTGTATAAGAAACGTAGAAGTGCTGATCCAAGGGGACTTGGACGTTCGTTGAAGATGCATCCTGATTGGCTAGACTGTCGGCATCAGTTTTTCGATAGGCTCGAAATTTACCCGGCCGGCGTGTGTTTACAACGTCACCAAAATTGGCAACTTCCATGCTATAATCCCGGTGAACAAGATTGGCCATAACATTGTTCTCTTGGAGAACAGCTAGACCTTCCATCGCCCACTTTTCTGGGATAAAAGCATCGTTATCATTGTCAAAGCAAGCGACTGTAAGTTGCAATAGATATAAATCGTTCATTTACATACCTCTAAATAAAACTAGGTTTAGTGTTTTAAAAACATTTCAACCCTGATTAATAACTCATATCAGGTAATGAGATTATCGCTTAAGACCTAAAGCGGACGGATTTTCTTTTCGTAGTTTTACATACTGATCCATCGTAAGCTTTCTGGGGTCAATGCGACCAGAACCCGGATTTGCGCTACCGGTAGCGGAACCTGCTCCAACGCCACTTACAACATTCGCCTTGAACAAATTACCATATTCTTCAGGCAATTCCTTCATGCGCTTTACGGCATCCTCTGGGGTTCGACGTGTAATAATTGGTTCCCCGGTTGTTGTGTCAATATCCATTAAATCGACAACGGATACTAACTCACCGGTACCTTTCCCTTGTTCATCTGTTCGCTCAACGATTTTAGTCATTGGACGAAGTAAGGCGATGACTTGAGAAGGTCTAAATGCATCATGAGCTACAGCGGCATCTTGAAGGGACCGTGCGATTACAGTTTCGCGGTATTTTTGCTCCCAACTCGTTGCCTTTGTTTCCCATTCTTTTACTTCTTTGGAATATTTTTCCTCCCACTGACGATTTTCATGCTTTAGTTGTTCCTCCTTTGAGCGGAACATTTTTTGAACTTCATCTAATTTATTTTCTATCTGTTCCCGTTGTTCAGTTGAAAGATTTTGGTTCTCTAAAGCATCTTTGTAAGCTGTTTCAAGTTGCTCATATTTTTGTTGATGTTTTCGACGATCATCGGCTAAAAATTTATTAACATCATCCTGATCAAAAATCTTCGGGCCCTTCCCACGTTTTGATGCTTCGCTCATATTTTTGTGGGTCTCTAAAGTCGATTCACCTTCATTAGTCTCTACTAAATTTTCATCTTCGACTTCAAAACTAGCCAAAACAATCTGCAACTCAACAATATTTTCCATTATAAAACTCCTCATAGCCCTATTTTATAAATACATACTTTATAGCTAATAGGTAATACTATATTGTACACCCTTGTTACCATAACAAGGTCAACCAACACGATCTATCCTAATTTGTTTGCCATCTCGTAGAAATGGTTTCAAAAGTCTCCAAGCTAATGGACTAGGTATACCGTGTATTAAATGCTCAATTGGTTGTTGATCCCTATTATAAGATGTCCTAACTCCAGCATATACTTGAGACTGGACACCTAAATTTTCTAACTCAATATCTGGATCAACTCCATCAAGTAACGCAAATGCAATTTCATAGCAAGCTATTTCAATATCTAATGGGACACTCGTGTCTGTATCCCTGGGAAATTCTAATTCCTGTAATAAATCAGCCGTTCTTAAAGCACTGTCAATCGCTTCAGGGTCATTCTCTAAAGCAGTATAAACTGTACTCTTTTGACCTTTATAATTTAACCTATCCATATAGCGGGTTGCGGTGTATAATGACTTTAATTTTTCGCTAGCAGACGCATAATCCCACGCAGTGGAATGAAGGCGTGTAGCAAAATAACTATCACCACCGGCGACAGACCCATAGTAACCCGCCATTACTCTTCCCCCTCACGTTGAGAAGTTTTTCCACGGCCCCTTACAGGTACCTTAGTTGTTTCATTTAATGTTGTGTCTCTGCTCTCTGTCTTTTCTTCTCGTGCCTCTGCTTCAGGATTATCTGATAAATCTGATAAACCTCTGGCGGCTGGATTTTGTTCAATCTTACCAGCGCCTTCAGTCTGAGCTTTTGAAATACGTTCAATCCTGGCCAAATGGTCTTTTTGTGCTTGTTTATATTCATTTTCATCAAAACCTAAAGCTACAGAAGCTGTCTGTTCACCACATAGTCCTTGTTCACGAGCTTGTATAATTACATCTGGATCACTTGTTGTAAAATTAGCATTGGAAATTTCAAGATACATGGCCTCTAATTGACCTACTGAAACTCTACCTGAAAGAAGTGATGCTACAATTGTTCGTGCAAGTTCTTTCTTTACGGTACGTCCTGGTATTTGTTTCATAATCTCCATTAATTTATTTGCTTCATCCAAACGAGTAATATCCGATTTTAAACTATATCTATCAGGATATTTTATTACTGGAATCTGACGCTTAGTTACACTTTTTTCCTCGTAAGAAGACCAGAACTCGGCTAATTTTCTTTCACCATTCTCTAAAACTAAACCAATAAAAGAAAGGCCAGCTTCAAGACCTTGATTATCCATATCCTTCGCTTCGGCTGAAATGGGTCGTCCAACCTTATTGGCAACCGCTAGATTAACAAGTTTTCGGATATCATCTTCTAATTTTTCCTGTAATCTAATCGAGGCTTCTAATGGCTCAGGGGATGGGTGAATAAATCCAGGTCGTTCGGCACGCAAATCATATGCTATTCCTTGGTTGGCACTAACCTTAATCGCATTATCTGACGCCCTTTG